TTCTGAACAAATGGCGTGATGGTGATGATCCAGAAATGAAGCAGATCATGAAAGAAGAGGAGGAGTGGACGTATGCTATGTTTGATCGTGCTGTAAACGAAGAAAAGAGATGGGCAGATTATCTGTTCAAAGATGGCAGCATGATTGGACTTAACGATAAACTTCTTCAACAATACGTAGAGTGGATCGCAAACAGAAGACTTAAAGCAATTGGGTTAAAGCCCCAATACGATATCTCAGCAAACAATAACCCACTTCCTTGGACTCAGCACTGGATTTCTTCCAAAGGTCTTCAGGTTGCTCCCCAGGAAACTGAGGTAGAATCATATGTAGTTGGTGGAATTAAACAGGATGTTACCAAAAATACTTTCGCAGGATTCCAATTATGATGAATGGTGCGAAGAAGAAATTCTGAACGCTTATAGAAAAGCAGCAGAATGTGATGACTTTATGTTTGGTGATTATGACTATTGTAAAGAATGGTTAGGAAATTCTGAATACATAGAGGAGCAATAGCCTCCTCTTTTTTATGCCTAAAAATCAAATCAATAAAGACGAATTCAAAGTTCGTGTGTTAAAGTTAAAGGATAAACTTAACAGAGATCATATCAGACCAGAGATGGACATGAAAGGACTTGCTCATAAATATCTAAACGAAGTCCTTGATATAATTGATGAGTATAGATATTGACTATGAAAATCCTTGGTTGTATAATGAAAGTCCTTTTACCAGCAGCGATATTGGGGACAACTTTGGGTTTGTTTATCTTATTACCAATAAGCTCAACTCAAGACGTTACATTGGTAGAAAGTATTTTTGGTCGTTTCGGACACCAAAAGGAAAAAAGCGTAAAGTAAAATCGGAATCTGATTGGAAGAATTACTATGGGTCTTGTCCAGAACTTAAAGAAGAAATTGAGCAATTGGGCAGAGAAAATTTTAGTAGAACTATCTTATCATTACATAAAACAAAGGGCAAAACAAACTTTGAGGAGACCAGACAACTATTTGTTAACGGCGTCCTCACCGAATCACTTGACAGCGGAGGACCAGCGTTCTATAATAGCAACATCCTCAACAGATACTTCCGAAAAGATTACTATGGTGGAGACTGAAGACATCGTTGCCCATGTGAGAGGTTGGTCCCTTGATCGTGCTGCAGACATGACTGTTGACAAGAGTGATGCTCGTGCAATTCTTGCAGAGTTTTATGAATGGATTGAACCAGAAAGTTCTGAACTGGAAATCGTAAGTCTTGACGAAATCAACGAAGACGAGTATAATGACTACCTTGAGAGGAGTTAATCCTCTTTTTTGACTCAGTAGCTCAGTTGGATAGAGCATCTGCCTTCTAAGCAGTTGGTCGGGGGTTCAAGTCCCTCCTGAGTCGTTGACAATTAACCACCCACCTGGTATAATTGTCATTATGGGCGTTGAGAGAGACCACCACCACCTCCTCTCTCATGTAAGACCCGACCTGCGGATGTAACTCAACGGTAGAGTCACAGCCTTCCAAGCTGTTGGTTGCGCGTTCGAATCGCGTCATCCGCTTGAGAACCTAAGTTCTCTACACTACACACAAACACAGTTATGACTATGACACCTTACGAACTTCGCTTCGAAATTTTTAAACAAGCATACAATATGCTAAATGATCAGTTCAGTATTGAAATAGATACTGCTCGTTATTGGAATGCAAATTCTGCAAATACTGTGAAGATGGATTATCCAGAGTTTCCAACTCTAGAAGATGTTCTCAAGCAAGCAGAAACGATTAATGATTTTGTAAGTTCTAAGTAATAGAACATTCCTCTATAGCTCAATTGGCAGAGCACGAAGCTGTTAACTTTGGGGTTCCTGGTTCGAGTCCAGGTGGGGGAGTACCTCTGGTAGTCTATTGGTAAGGACGGGTGGACAACACACATGGAAACTGGGTTCGATTCCCAGACAGAGGAGCCGTGGTTCAGGTTCTATGATAGAATCCAGTGGGGCATCTATCAAATAAACCTGATTTAGATTCACAACCACACGGCACTTGGGCGATTAACTCAGCGGTAGAGTGCCTCCTTTACACGGAGTAGGTCGGCGGTTCGAATCCGTCATCGCCCATTTGATAAATAAAAGTAAAAAGAGTATAATGGAAACCTTATATAAATTACTTTCCGACACTCAAGCAAGTCTTTTTGTTCTATTTCAAAAGACTTGGGTATATCACTGGAATGTTGTGGGTGATGATTTCAAACAGTTTCATGATCTCTTTGGAGAACAATATGAAGCAATGTTTGGTCAAATAGATCGCCTCACAGAACATATGAGGTATCTAAATATTAAACCAGTTCCTACATTATCAAGAATTACAGAAGTATCACATATTTCTGAAGCGAATAGTGGACTAGATACTATGGGTATGGTTCGTGATCTATTGGAAGATCATCAAAAGATTGTAGAACTTTTAACTCAAGTATCAGAAGAAGCAGAACAGCAAAAGTCCAAAGGGACAATTAATCTTGTTGATGATTTAAATGAAGAGCACGGCAAATTTATCTGGATGTTAAGGTCATTCACGCAATGACAGGATTTATGAATTATGATTACTGTAAGATGCAGAGACTGCAGCAAAGAATTAACTAGCACAAATAAAACACAGACTTGTGGGTGTCCAAATATGATGACAGTTAAAGGTGATGGTGTTACAGCAGTTGACTTAAGTAGAGTAGTTATGGTAAACTCTACACAGAAAGAACAAAGAAATGTTCTTTCATCATCAGATCTTGCTTATCAAGAAGCAAGAAGACAACGCAAGGTTCGTAAACTGGACTTTGAAGTTCGTTAATTAAAACCTGGAAAGGTGGTCGAGTGGTTGAAGGCTCTAGTCTTGAAAACTAGCGATGTGAAAGCATCCGTGGGTTCGAATCCCACCCTTTCCGTTTAGATAAGTTACAAATTTAACAATTGCTTAATCAGTGTTACGTATTGAACACAAATTGTTGACTTTGGAATTTTGATGGTTAGTATATAGTAGTATACTATTCAAAAAACCCATGGATCAGCATACTTATGAGAACTGGGTGAAGATCAAAGCAACTTTTGAAGAATCTGGTAATACTAATAATATGTTCTACTACAGAGCATGTGAAATAGTTAAGACTAGAAGAGATCCTCTTGCAAAGTTTCTTGGAGATGAGAAATGATGGAACCCTTTGATGACGAGTATGTAAGTCGTTCTGAAGTTCAGGAGATGATTGATGCAGCAATTCGACGCCACAACCGTAACGCTAGCATTATTTCTATGTGCGTCGGTTGGGTTGTTCTTGCTCTTTTTGCGGAGGGTCTCTTAAGACTTGTTGGAGTTATACCACCTTTACTTCCATGGCTCAAAATCACTCTGAACTAATCTTTTTAGTTCCTTGGTTTGTTCTTGTGGCAATATCTTTAACTATGATCGCGCAAGGATGGATGATTATGAATGCTCACTACGGGTATTCAAAAAGTCCAAAAGTAAAACATCCAGAACTTAACGACGTTAAAGCAGGAGATCCTTTACTTGTGGTAAGATTTACAGAAGAAGATTTAGAAAAACTCCAACAGAGAGTTACCGAACAAAAAATGATGGAACTTTTTGAAGAACCATCAACCTACGAAGACGACGACGATGACGACGACGGAATGGTTAATATTTATTGATTTTCTTTCACACATGCTTTATATGTTTGTAGCGTTTATGTGTGGACTTATCATGGGATACATCATAGGATTTAGAAACGGTGGAGGAATGTAATGTCACATTTACTGGGAAGATTTCTTATAGTATTAGCAATACCATTCGTGGTTACTACACTTTACTTCGGTTCAAAGAAAGGGGGATACTATGATTCCGAAGATTATAAGGGGAATGGAACCGCACATTAAACAGCGGTTTCACTTTGCAGCATCAGCGTTTGTAAGAATGTGGGGACACGGTTCTTTAAATGATCACCGCATTATAGATTTCTGTATTGAGTGGGCACATAGAACTGAAAATGCACCACTAGATAATAGTGTGCTTGACCAGTATTTTTATTTTGAGTTTAAGACGTGGAGAGGATATTAATGGGACACTTCGCCGCAGCAGCACTAAACAATCAAATCATTCTTGGTGTTATGTGTTTTAGTCTTATTGGAGTTCCAATCCTAGGTATGTGGGCAGTCCACAAATACAACTGGCAGCACTGGGCTCCATTTGACAAGCACTCCAAGAAGTAGTATAATTAGTAGGTAATCAAGACGGGGTGTAGCGCAGTTTGGTAGCGCATCTGCTTTGGGAGCAGAGGGTCGCAGGTTCGAATCCTGTCACCCCGATTGTCTAAATATGACAACAATGGAAATTTACACGGTGGAAGAATTCCAAGAACGTTGGGACGAAATGATCTCCAGAGTTGAAAATGGAGAGCATATTGGTATAATAAATGAGGATGGACAGGCAGCAGTAATGGTTCCCGCAGAAGATGAACTTTTCCGAATATACACGGAAAATAATAACGAAGCATCATAGTTCATCTGCGGGAATGTCGCCTAATGGTTAAGGCCCACTGCTTATAACGGTGTGAATCGGGTTCAATTCCCGACATTCCTATTGGAGGTTTCGTGCCTGTGATGGAGAAATCCTGAGGCTGTGTAAATCCTCCGCCCGCTCCTTTAGCAATCTGGTGAATGCAGCGAACTCATAATTCGCCTGAGGCGTGTTCGATCCACGCAAGGAGCATTGGACTCCAGCAAGGTGCTTGCTCGGATATAAAAGACTGACGCCTCCCTCTGCTGAAAGAGTACCCATCAGGTCAGCGTCCAAAACAAAGACAGAATCAAATCTGTCCATCTTGACTTCTCTAGGTCAACCCCTTATAATACTAAGGTCAACAATCAGATAAATGACTCTTACCGAAAAATTCAAGAAAGACGTTTCCACTCTTCGTGGTGCAGCAAATGGTGATTTCTACCTTGATGTAAAGAATCCGAAACTTTTCAAAAAGGTCCGCCGCTACTATGAAAACGAAGGTGTAGTATTCTCTGGTGATCCTCTGGATGATTATGAAATGCTAATGGAATATGTTCTTGCTGATCTTGAATCTGTTGAGGTTGCATGATGGAAAAACTAATTGAAGTGAAGTATCAGTTTAAAGAAAATCAAAATACTGTTTTGACAAAGTTCTTTAAAACTAAAGAGCAAGTTGATTCATTTAAGGATCAACATCCAAACTATGTTTACTTGAATTAATATGAAATCATCTGTTCTCATGGAACGGTTTCCATATCGTTATATCCAAGTTGGCACCTTGGAAATTAACGGTAAACCTGATTGTCGTATTCAAAAAATAGATTCCTATACAGGTCGTTATCGGGATATGTATCTTTGTGATAACGAAATGCAGTTAATGACTGCTATGGAAGATTTTGAATATACTAAATGGTTGGACCCAGATACGGTTCCTTGTTACATTAAGGATGACGAAGACATGGAGAGTCTTTAAAAACCCTGGTCGGGAGCAAACCCCTTATGTCAAGATCTAATGTATTCAGGTACATTGGTAATATTCTTCTCTTATCGGGATATTTTTTCCTGCTATGGGGAGATATGAAAATAGGACTGTTTGTTAAATGTATTGGGAACATCTTTGTTGTTCCCTTTGCTATCAAATATAAGTTCTGGGACATCCTCTTCTTGTGTGGTTTCTATGCTGCTATTGAAGTACCAAAACTTATCCAACTTTTCCTAGTTAAGTCAAACTAGGTGGTGGAGTCAAAAGACCCTCTTAAAACTAAATAACTCAAGAGTTAATTATTAAACATGGCAACGAGAAAAACAGTTACTTCTGATAGTGGCGCACGTATGTCTCAATACGATCAGGAAGTTGAAAAAAGACTTCTTGCTCTAGAGTCAAAAGCACATACACCTTGTGGTGGTGCTGGTGGTAGTAGTGACAGCGAAAGACTTGCTGCATTAGAAGCAAGACTTGAAATGGTCGTTGAAGCCCTTAAACAAGCTGCTCCAGGAGCGTCAACAAAACTGTGATTGATTGGTTTCTTGCTTCCTAAAAGCAAGTGGTGCGGATGGGGTTAACCCCGCCTAGTTTCTTGCTTCTAGTCAAAAAGCAAGTGGCGAGCCTGCATACCTAAACGGAATCAAGGATGGTTGCATAAACCATCCTTTTTTTGTATAATACATAGTATATGAATTTCACATTTTTATGAGCGATTATAAAAAAACAGCACTTGTACTTGGTGCTGGTGGCTTTATTGGAAGTCATATGGTCAAACGACTCCGCGAAGAAGGATATTGGGTTCGTGGAGTTGACTTAAAGTATCCAGAGTTTGGTGAAACTGAAGCGCATGAATTTGTTACAGGTGATTT